CTTGATTCTTTGAATTTAATCTCTTTCATATACTGCGTGTGAGCCATTCTCACCGTCCTCCGCCACGTCTATCTCAATCTTCCTGCCTGGATATCTTTTTGCGATCGCCACATACAGATCATCTGATATCATCTCACAACTCTTGAAGTCCAGTTTCATCGTGCCGTCCGCGTACATGTTCTCCATCCATCTCTTGAACTGTATGAATTCAATGTCTCTGTCATCGTGGAACACTTCTATCGCGACCTTGAAATGGAATATGTGTCTGTGAGGATGTCCTAGGAAACTCACATCATACTCATCACCTGTTGCCAATTTGGGATCATCCAGTGCCGCTGGATACTTGTGGATGCCTTCCTTACGGAACGTGACCCATATCATCTTGGTAGCCTTGTTGGCCTGTTCCTTAAGTGCTTGATCTCTCATCTGTTCGGTGCTCATTTCTTACGTTTCCTTTCTTTTTCTAGTAAATCTTCTAACAATTCGACTTGTGCTTCCAGTTCTATAATTTTCTTTTCCATGTGATCTGTACCATACAGGCCCATCTTCTCTAATCTTTTATTTTCTTTCAACCAAGCATTGTAACTGGCTAGGCCTTCTTTGTCTGCCTTATCCTTAGACTGCTTCTTTGGCATCGATCTCCTCTATAGGTTCATCCTGTTTATATTCTTTCCAAGATGTGAATCCTGCACTCTGTTTGAAGTGGTCCATGGTCATAGTCCATACACCTGGATTCGTACTATCAAAATCAACATCATCAACTTTGATGCATAGGTTGTCGTCATCCTCAGATTTGGGGAATATGATTGAACAGAAAGGTATGAACTTCTCGTGTGTCCATATGCCCTCGAATCTCGCTTTGACTTCTTTGTGTAGGCTGTGTGGATAATCTATTGTGACATAGTAACCTTTCCTAAGCAACCTGATCATCTGATTGATCTGTGTTGCATGGTTGTGCATGAAAGTCCTATTGGCACCAAAATACACTGCTTCAGCACCGACCTTCTTGGCCATCTCTTCTATCTGGTCATAGTAAAGATCGTTCCTGGCCAGGAACAATGTCTGTTTACCAAATGCTGGAGTGTGTTCTACTTCTATACCTGAAAACACACCTACACTGTCACTCTTGCCTGTTTTGTAATCTCTGTCCATACCTTATTATAATGTTGTTTGACTAGTTTGTCAATGTCGCTTTTGCCTTAGCGATGGCGTCCTTGATCATCAACTTTGTTCTCTTCAATCTAGAGAGAACCTCTTTGGTCTCTGAACTTCTGTCCTTGAGTCTATCCTTGGTAAGTTGTGCCACCTTCCTGTCGAGATACTGGTGCTCGTCTTGTAGTTTCTTGAGTTTCTTGCTTTTTTTCCTTTTTGTTACCATATTGTCCTCCTATTCAAATAAAGAACTGAAATTGTTTGTGCCTTTACCACCGCCTGTGGCCCTGGCCCATCTGTTGCCTCTAATGTCTGCCAAGTAACTTGATGCGTTGCTTATGACTTCCATTGGTTTCTCACTTGTAAACACCTCTTCTACCAAAGTGTTGAAGTACAGTATGTTCCTGGGAACGTAAATGCTTGGTTCGTCAGTCTTGTCACTTGCCTTTGTTTTTCTCCAGTGTTTCACTTCTGGTCTGTATTTCCTTGATTCTATGTCGTTTAGATCGTTTGCTATCTGTATGGCCCTGATCTGGTTGTATACGTTGTGTGCCATCATCAGCACATAACTGAAACTGTCCCAACTGGTTGCTCCAATCTTGCCATTCTTGTTAACGTCCTGCTCGCCATACCAACACACATCTTTCATCTTCAGTCTACGCCCTATACCACTGTCAAATGGAAACTGTATGTCTGAACCTTTCAGTGTCTTGTCATCAGGTGCCTTGTCCATCACGAACGACCACCTGTCTGGAGTGAATGAGTTGTGTGTATATACAAGTCCATTAGCAGTTGATAAAAATGCTGATGCACTGTCAAAACTTATTGTGAAGTTCGGGTTTATGTGTTTCCTGACCTGTCTCTGTACCTGTGTAAGATAACAACCCCAATCCATCTGTGATGTGCCCAGTACGTGCATCCAGTCCTTGCCGTCTAGTTTCTTCTCATCTCTCATTATGATTAGACGTTTAAGCATGACTTCCATGTCACACATGTTGATACCACCCATTGCCCAACCTTCGAATTCGAAATCTTTGACAGCGTCATACCATATCTGTGCTGTGTTCCAATCATCTCCCTGTAGCACGTTCAATAATTTTGTCTGTCCCAGTCTGTTCTTCTGGAAGAACTGGTTGTTGTATATTGTTCCATCTAGTGTGTCTTGGAAACTGTTTAATCCTGTCTTAGGTCTGTTGAGATCATCTGCCGCCCATGTTGGCACGTCTAGTGTCATTGCCCAATCGCTTGTGAGTTCTAACCAGTTGAGTATGTCCGATCTTACCTTGTTTGCCTTGTTACCTTCGAAGTCTTTCCAATCAAACTTGATCACACCCTTACCTATCTGATATCCACCCGAGTCACCCACGATTGTGCTGAACTTCCTATCTCTGTTCACGAACATGTGATCCCTGTCATTAACTTTTTCCATGTCCAGGCAGGCGTGTCCCGCCGAGTACAGTGCAGTAGGGTATGTGAACATACCTTTTTCAGGATTTATAAAGTTAAGTCCTTCAACGCCATTCTCGAATCCTGCTGGGATTCGTTCTTCTGCGATGTGCTTTCCTTGTGAAACTCTCTGTTTGCTGATAAACGTGTTGTAGAAATTAGATATAGCAGGCAAGAACACCGCGAAGTCTCTGCTCAAGTCTCCTAAATGTTCCTGCTTACTATTATCTGTCGTCATTATTGCGCCTGTGCTGGTATGATGTATTGATACTTGCCTAATCCTGAATCAACAGAGACCTGCATCGCACCCTCGTTAGAGAAGTGTAATGTGACTTTCGCTGAATCTGATAGTTTAAGTATCTGTAGCACCTGTCCTACCGGCCAACTCCAACCTTTGTTAAGTGTTCCCTTAACGTCAGTTGCGAATACAAACTCACCACCATGTGATGCCTGGTCACCGAAAGTGAAAATCAAGTTCCCATCTTCAGTTCTCACAACAAAGGAGTTGTGTTCAGTGTTTGCAGTTGCCTGGAAGTTGAATCTTTGCACACTTGCCACACTTGGTTCAATCTCAACGTCCCACTTGACACCTTTGAACTTCACGGTCTTAAGTTTCTCGTTGATAATCTCAGCATTCATAAATCTGTAGTCATTCTTGAAGTCACCCTTTTCATTCTCGAAATGGATTCCTGTTGGAATGGTCGCACCGTTTCTCTCACCGGACAACACAGTTATGTTTGCCTTTTCTTTGTACTCCGGACACTTCAAGTGGATGTCTAATTTACCCATCTGAGGCATACCGAACGTGCCAGACATTTCTGTCTGTGGCTTGTGGAAAGACCCTTGTAGGATAACCGATCTGTCTTCTGCCATACTGTCAATTGACGTTTCTTTGTCGTCGCCAGTAATTTTAACAAGATCCAAGAAACCCAGTCCATGCGTATGTTTAACGATGTCTTTTAAGATGTCTATCATAATGTTCTTATTGTATAGGATATTTAGGTCTTAGTCTAGTGTTATTTCACGGACTTTGTACACAACTGGATTTTGTTTACCAGGTTTACGGAATATGGCGTAGTTCGCACCGGATCTGAATTGATTCATCTCAACAATCTCGTATCCCTCGTCTAGAATCATCCGTGTCATTGCAGTTTTAGTATTGTAATTCCAGTAACCACGTTGGGCATTGATCAGATCGATGTCGTAGTGGCAGTCAGCATATTGAATGAAACAATAGCCTCCCGGTATCAATACTCGTTTGATGTCGTGTAGATATTGTTGGACGTGTTGTTGTGTGAAGAACACAAAGGTGTCCCAACTGAACACAAAGTTACAACTCGCCTGTGGTATATTTGAACATTCAGTATCGCGAGTCTTGTAAAATTTAAGATATTTTTGGTGTGCAGGAGGAAACTTTTCTCGTATAGGCGGCTCGATTCTGTGTGTAATATCTAAAAAAAAGTTTAATTTCCATGCTCTGAAGTCCATAGAGAACATTCCATTACCAGGACCGATTTCCAGACTGTTGTACAGATTGGTCCTTCCGAATTGGAATATTTTACTTTGTATCTGTTTGGCCAGTAGTGCATCAACAGTTGGCTTCTGTTTTTTCTGTTCTAGATCTTTATAAAACCATTCTGGGGTTTTGTCTAGTCTGTTAAGGACCATGGAATTATTAGCATCGACTGCCAATGCTAGGTCTTTAAGTATCTTGAGGTTGGAATCGATCAATTTTTGCAGGTCCTCTTGCTTAACTCTTTCTAGTTTTTCGATCAATAATTTTATCTCTTCTATGCTTAACATAATTGTATTTAGAATTCAAAAAGTTTGTTGAATGTGTTCGTGGTCTCAGTGCTCTGCACGTCCCACCCCAACACGCCTATTAGGTTGTCGATCTTCTGATCAAGTATTGTCGCCTCCATGGCATCACCATCAAATGGTAGTTCCTTGAACCATTCTGGTATACGCATCTCGTCTACGGGATATGCTATGCTGGTGTATCCAAGCGGATTCTGTTTCAGTTTGCATACGATGACCTTGGCACCATCCGTGATTGGCATGCTGTATTTGTCTCCGTACATCTCTCTACACCTGTTCCAGTTCATGCTGGCCCTAACATGTCCTGGCATGTTGGTCTTGCCTGCCTTCTCTTCCGCCGCTGTGTACTTGGTCATGTTGTTGGCCCTCTTGGGGGAACCCTTCTCCCAACCTGGTCTTGATTTGAACTCTGCCCTGAACTCGCTGATCTTCTCTAGCACCTGCTGTTCCGTGTGGCCAGTCAGCACCATGTACAGCAAGTCACTAAGGAAGTCCTGCACGAACACAGGAGTGTCTGAACGTTTGAGATCAAGTCCCATGGCCTTCATCTTGCCCTCCTTGCCTTCTACATCGGCACGTTTGCCTTCCTTGTCATAGTAAAGCACCGCATATCTTTTCTTTGTGATGAACAGTCCTTTTGATGCCACGAGTTCTCTGCCCGCCGCGATCACTTCTCCACGTGTGCTCGGACAGTGGAAGCCCTTGGTCATGAATGCTTTGAACGATCCATTGACCTCATCTGCTATCCTGTCATACAGTGCCACCACCGAATCTTTGGTCCACGGTATAACACCTTCGTTGATCTCTTTTTGTAATGTCTTGTATGCTGAGAAGTAAACGGAGTCTGTGTCTCCATACACCACACTCTCGCCCTTGTGATCGTACTTGCCTGCAACAATCTCATTGACCTTGCTGGCCATGTGTTTAGTGATACATCTACCTGTAAGTGTTACTGATTGCCCTATCCTGATGTCAAAGAATCTACAACCTGGATTCAGTATCGCACCATAAAGACTGTTTAGATTAATTTTCTTTACAAGTTGTCTCTTGTCCCAGTATTCCCTCTCGATTTCATTGTCTCCGCACTCACGCATTTTCTTCTGCATGTCCTGTCTTTCCGCGTACCAACGTTTCAACAATCCTGGAATGATTGCTTCGTACTCGTATGTGAATATTGTGCCGTTGGCACTCAACATCCATTTGTTGTTTCCGTCAAATATGATCTCGTACAGTTGTGCCGCACTCATACGCACACTGGTCTTGTCCTCCCAATCTACGATTATCTCTGTGCCCTTCTCTTGATTCATTACTGCCTGGTACTCCCAACTGCCAAACTGGCTGTCCCATGCCGCCGCGAATGATTTCTTGGCGTGTTTGGCCCTGTTGATCTCTGCTGATGTTATCACTGGCCTTATCTGTCCCACTATGGTCTCAGGTCCCATGTTCAAGGCTCTGATCACACTAGGATACAGAGAGTTTATGTCAACAGATCCAATCCAATCGTGTATTCCTTTTTGTGGTGTCGCCACGTGTGCACCTGCGGCTGGTTGATTCTCTTCACCATCCTTTTTGTACTTCCTGCCAGGTACCTGCATGCCACGTCTGTGTGTTTCGTTCACTATGGCCTGTTCTGTGACCGCCACAGCACCCATTGTTGTTTGCAGTAGCACGGTGTTCTGGTGTGCTATCTCGTTGGCGAGTTCTATGAACTTCAACTTCTTCTCAAGTTTGGCCAGCAGTGCGGTATCCTGTCTGTTGTATTCTATGAACAATCCAAAATCATTCTTGTAGAGATTATCAAGTGATCCCTCATACACAGTTTTCCTTTCTCCCAACTCGTGTTCGCCTATGGCGTCTAGTCTGAAACTGTGTCTTTCCTCATATGTGTATTTCCTGTATAGTTCGAGTAAGTCTAAATGAACTCTACCTACAAGATCAAAACTCAACTGCTCCCTGCCGTATTTCTCAAACACTCTTTTCTTTGGCTTCTCTCCCCAGAAACACAAACGTCTTGTATCATCACCACTCAATACTTTCTGTATCCTGCCCACGGTGTATGGGATATCGTAACCCTCACTGTTCCAACCTGACAGTATGTCTGCGTCTTGCACCAGTTCTAGGAATGCGTCCAGCATGTCCTTCTCTTTCTCGAAAAGCATGGTGTTGTCGAATCTCTTTGTTAGTTCCTGTGCGTCCTGCATACTGATTGTCTTGGGTGGCACGGCGAAAGTGACCAGTTGGTCCGTCCAGCTCATGTAACACTTATGGCAGTTATGGGCATGAACGGATCATCTGTTGTTGAGTAACCTCGATCGGGATCGAAGTCCACTTCAATGTCGAAGAACATCACGTTCAGTTTGGGCGTCTCCTTGCCCAAGTAGTTCTCCTCCAAGCACCTGAACACTGGATTTATGTCATTCTCGTACAGTTGCTTGTTGGACCTTATTCTCTGTTCCTTTATGAATTCCTTGTGTGTGGCACACTGCACCCTCTGTAATGGTGCACCCGTCATGGACCTGTGTTTGCCCCTGGCGTCCTCGTAGTAGAACACGTACCTGGCATCATACTCGGTGAATATCCTGCCCTTCTTGGGATCGCGTTCTACGACGTATATCTTGTCCTCATCTTTTTTGTAAAGTGCATCTATGTAACTCATAATAATGCCTGTACCTTCTCTGCGATTATTTTATTGCCTTCCTCTGACATATGATTTATTTCACCTGGATGTTTTTTGTATATTTTATTGAAGTTATGCGTGATTTGTTTTGTGTCATCTGGTTCGTGGAAGGTTATGTGAATTGTGTTTGGTATTTTCATCAGCTCGTTGACGAATAGTCTGTAAGTGTCCTCTTGATATTCAGGATCATAATAGTTTTCTAGATACTCACGTACAACTTTCATGTCTTTGTTTGTTGCACTATGATATTCAACATCATTCAACATGAAATCATTGTTGAACCTTGTTGGGTTGTTTTTGTGTACAGGGTGTACTCTAGTGTGTACCCTCCATGGAGAGGTATGACATATCACCGCTTTGTCAAAGTTCAAAAAAGTCTGTAAGCCTTTATAAATTTTATACTCGCCAATGCCGTTTTGGGCAAAGTTACTTACTTCACCGTCTAGCATTCTTGCCCAACCTGTAGGGGTAGCGGCAAAACTGTCACCAAAAACAAAAACTCTCATACTACCACCAATAACTTGCCACGCCGTAACCGTAGACATTTATGATTGCGAAGTATCCAGTGATCATCATCACGAACGCCGCTTCTCTTCTGTATGAAGCATAACATTGTGTTATCGCTCCTATGAAGAATCCTGGATAGATTATGGTCATGTCTGGGTCCGCGGCTGTGATCGCGAGTGTTAGGCTGGCTCCAACCGTGAATATGAAACTGACGAGTTCGAAGTAGAACGCCGTCCTGTCACTCTCAAAACTGCGAAGCCAGAATGATCTGACTTTGTCTAACATTAAAGTTTGCCGGCCGTGTTCAGTATGCTCTCCAGTGTGTCCATCTCATCAGCGATGTTCTGGTAGTTGCCCTTGTGTGCGACCGATATCGCCTTGTTGATCAGTGCTGGTTTCAATTCTAGTTCTTCTGATATTGCTTTTACTGTGTCTTTCAATCCGCCCTTCAAGTCCTCGACCTCACCTAGTACCTGTGAGCCCTGTGAGATGATCTGGATCAATTTC